ATTAAGATATGATCCAACGCGTCACACGGGGCTTTTAGTGGTACGTCGAATAGACCAGTCCACACTTTCTTTTCCGCTTCAATCATCCCCCGTATCTCCTCATCTCTTCGACGAGTGGCTTCGGCGATGAGTTCGGTGATTCCTATTTTGAGTTTCGTTGTGATATAAGAAGCGTTTACGGAAATAGGTTTAGTTCGTCCGTGAGTAAGAGCTTCGGAAACAGCAATAACAGTGACTTCGTTTAACTTTTCTTCGTACCATTCGTTCTTATTACAGGAATCACAATCAGGATCACCGCAACCGTCTCCGTAGGAATGTGTCTGTCCTTCTTTTGAATCTTGAAATGGCATATTTAGAGTAAATCCTTAAAAGGAATTTTAATCTTTACGATCTTAAAATCAAGATTTCCATTCCTGTAAATTAACGCTTTCTCTTTACTGTCAAAAATAGCTAAAGCATCTGGCTTATTCATGTCTAAGACAATAATCTTTTCATTTTTTGGAACTCTGTATTCCTTTCGAGATTCTTCTGTCCAAACCACGCAATAAAGATTGATCATACCCCGATCCAAATTGCACAAAGAATAAGATCAATAATTCCTGAACAGAATATTCCAGCTATCACCCCAAGAGCTCCATCGCCCTTACAGTGTTTTTCGCCCCCTCGATACCCAAAGATGCAACCAGCAATGAGGATTAACGTCGCACAGATTTTGTAGATCAGCATATCATTTCGTCAGCGTGAGTAGGTTATTTTCGAGGAGGTAGGCGAGTGTTTTTCCCATTGATTCAGCCATCGTACCTTCTACACTGTCGCATATTATTCCTGGGCATATTATTCCTGGGATAGAACAATAAAAATGTTTTGCCATTTTCCCAATGCTACAATTTACGGGCAGCATCTCCCCCAGTTCTCCCGCAAGGTAGACGGAATAGGTACGATCAACGGCCTCACGGAAACCATCATCTTGTAGCAATTCTGGATTGAATGGATCGTAAGATAAAAATTCTTCACGAGTGATGATTCTGTTGAGTTGTTCGCTCCAATAAAACTCCGACAATTGAGGCACGCCCAATTCTTTCAGTCTCTTTGACAATACAGGTGAGGTAACAAGGGAGGGGTTCATAGGTTGATTTTCTTACAAGCATCACGCCATGCTTCGGCGGCTTCTTTAGAAGGGTGGCAGTTTCCCCATTTACGACGTTCGATATGTATTTCTGATTTATCCCAATTACAACTTGAAATACCGCCCTCAGACCAAACGAACCAATACTTCTCTTCATTCTTCGGCTGGAACACCTTGCTCTTACCTTCGATGGTGACGCGTTCCGTAGATAGACCGGCGACAGTACGCGTGGAACCATCTGAATATTTAAATTCGTCAGACCTTGACAGCCAAACAATGCATCCTAATCGTTCCAGCACCTTCCTCCGCGTACCATCAGGCCACACGAGGATATCGTCTTTTTGGGGGTTGAACATAGGGGGTTAGTCTTTCGTGTGTGCATCAAGCCATTCGTCAAAAACGTTATCCTTAAACTCATAACGCTTTTCCAATATCATCTTTGCCTGCGCTTTCGTCAGCGGTTCCATTTCAGGTTCGATGATTTTGACATCGTATTTATTCAAGTTACACCAGTCCATATCTCCCTCAAGACGGTGGGGAAGATCTGTCTTATTAAGACTGTCGATCTTTAAAATCTTTGTCCTGACCGTAAATTCAATCGTCTGTCCTACCTCAAACTTTCGTTCGGTCACGGGTTCTTCGTAATAGGCGAGGGAAGACCAAGATGCAGCATGTTCGATTCCATCCTTAATACTTATGAAGTATGGACTGTCTGTATCATCATCCTTGAATAAAACCAGAATTTCCCCTTTGGGAAAAAGTAAATAATCTTTCATCATCACGAATTTCCGTGTCGTATCTATCCCTAAATCGCGGGCTGTCTTATTTGGTGGGAATGGTGTTGGCATAATGGGGTTAATGTTGGGTAAGTGAATTGAAGGTGCTCACTGGGTTACTCCTTTTCCGGTTCAATCGTGAGTTTTACGTCAACGCCGGTTTGCTGTTTGATGGCGTTCTCAATGTTGTCGATTGTTTCGGCGTCAATGACAGACTGAAGTTTCGTCGATTCGGGGATGGTGATATCTGCCTGAAGTGCCGAGCGGGTGAAAAGGATCTCAGGAATATCGAGTGATATCCGTATGGCGATTTCCTGGCGTTCAAGCGCAGGCGCGGTCTTTGTCACACGCGAAACAGTGATTTTTCCGGTCGGGTTGTAGCTCGGACCGCTTGCGCGAAGACAGAGGTAACAGGACGTTTTCATATGATGGTATGAGTAGGTGAGTCTATGGTTTTAATTGCTTTGAAGATTTCGATGGCGACTTGTGGGACAATCGCGTTCCCTGCGCCTTTGAGCGCGGCATTTCGCCATCCGCGAGGTCTAGCCAATCCGTTGGGTAGCCCATCATCCAGAGTGCAAAGGCGGGTTGCAACCGTAGGCCAGTCTTCGCGCCACAAAGTGTCGTAGGTAGATCCATCCCCTTGCTTCCGGCACGCGCAAATGGCGTGAGCGTGAGCCGCCGGCGGAGTTCCGGTCCGTGATCCCTGAGGCACCGGAAGACGTTGACTACATCTCCATCCAATTCGTTGTACACTTCCGAGTAGGATCGTGGCTTCCTGAGAAGGACGCTTGCACCCCCCCCATATGGTTCGACGTAGATTTTATGATCCGGGAAATGCTCGATGATCCAAGGGGCGAGTAGCCATTTTCCACCGTGATATCTCAATGCGGGTCTCATATCGACATTACAGTCTGATTTGGGTTAATTCTTTCTGGTGGCTTCGTCCCCTGCCTACAGTATTTGCACCGTCCATCTCGCGCTCTCCCCTTCCGCAACGTCTTTGCTTTCCGTCCGCAGGGGCAGAGGTAAATATAGACGTGGCGCTCACGGACGTTTTTCATACGTCTACGAGGTAATTTCCAAAATCTGTTCAAGATTGACCTTAATGATTTTCTGCCATTCATCGGGAAGTTCACTTAAGTTAAATGATTTTTTTGTGGAATCAAGATTAAAAGGCAACTCATCGCCACTACTTGTAGAGTCGAAGAATCCGTTACATGAACAATGCGATTGATATTCCCACACGATATTTCCTTCCTTGGTGACTCCGACCTGATTTCCCCATTCCTCGTAGCCTTCTAACCTGATGTTAATTAGAAGCCACAAAATATTTGGGTTATCCCAATAAGCTGTGTATCCGTTGAGTGTGGTCACTTTCGTGTTCTCGTTAGATTCGTACTCTTTCTCTCGAACCTCTTTTGACTTATAGAAATCCCATCTTTCGCAGACTTTCTTAATAAGCTCTCTTATTTCTTTTTCCATAGTTGATAGGTTTAATCTCTTTCCCACCAATTAGCACGAGGTGGTGTGTGTTGTTGTTTAGGTGGTGGTTCTCCCCATTTCCTAGGGGCAACCTTCACGATCTCAACCGGTGGAATCGTTGCACCACAATCTCCACAAACGTCTATACCGCAGTTGTGAATGATGAGAGCGTGGGGGCAGTTCATATCAGGTTCAATTCTTTGGCCCTCTGTAGTGCCCTAGAAACGCGATCTAGCCCTTCGAGGAGGTTTGATGCGTATCCGATCTTCTTGGCGATCCTGATGGCATCTAGGCCCTTCTGGTGGAGCTTTAGGATGCGGTTCTCTTTCTGGTTTAAGCGTTGCATAGCTAGATCGTGTCTTTTCCGAATAAAGGACAGTGATCTGAGTGTCGTCCTTTCTGTTTTCGACCCGTCAATCTTTCAACCCGGCATTTATTGCAAAAGTTTTCTTCTTGGTTCATTGAGATTCTTCGTTGCTCATGGAGAGGGAGCGCAGATGGATTCATCGTCTTTCGGAAAACGGTAGGCGTAGGAACGCGGGTTTCCTTGATCTGTTGCAATGACCTAAATTCTTTTGGGCATTTTTTTGGGACCATATTGATTTTAGAAGTTGAAAGCCCATAAAAGGGCAATGAGAGCCGCGATGATGAGATAAACAATCTTCCGCATCCACCGGTAACAGCCCTCTTTAATTCGTTGTGCGATCTGTCCGCGCCGTTCCTCCCAAAAATCAGCGCGGTATGCTTTGATGAGTTTGAGAGATGGACGCATATTGTTAAGGGGTTACACTTTGACCATCGTGATTAAGATTTCCGGGTGTTCCTTTGCAAAAATGGTTGTAAAGAGGTTCCACTTGATCCGGGCGTATTCCGTGAGCATCCCCTTTACCTCGATAATTTCTATCGTGTCGTCGTTGTGAGTCACCCGAAAATCGGCGTAGTAGGTTGAGATCAAATGGCCATAGACGATTAGCGGAATCTTCACCTGTCTCTCCCAGTCTTTGATAAGCTTTCCCTTTTTTTGGAGTTCCAACTGGGCCGCGTATTGAGCCTCTGCTGTTGAGTGGTAAGTGATGCCCTGATATTCAGCGGATCTGGCCCCGTATTTGTTGGCCCCATTCCTCCCCTGGTGCCGAATTGTCCCGATCTGTACATCACGCAGATCAATCCTCTCCCCGTCTTTCGTGATGACGATGGTGTTCCGATGGGATGGGATGCCTCTACGCTGGAAGTACATAGTTTCTGTATCGTTCTGTTTTCTCCTTCGAGACGTTTATCGCTCCCGCGACAAAGTTCCTTTTTCTCTTTGGATCCCGATGTTTCAAGCAATATCGCTCTTTGCTGTTTTGACGTTCGAGTTCAAATCTTTCTCCGCACTCGAAACAGTTACGAGTCTTCGGTGGATTGCTCATACCTTTTCCCAGCCCTCCGGCATGATCACATTCTTAGGCATCCCCCAGAAAAAGCCCTTCATGTATTCCTCGCTGAATCCGGCGATCCCACAACCAACCTTCGTGAGCAGAAACTTCTTTTTTCTATTCCGATTCGCACAGACAACGAGGTGATAGCGGCTCTGCATGATCTGACGCTCCGTGCGTTGCGTGTAATCTGCATTGAGCGTTGGAAAGGCGTACGTCTGACCACAGAGCCCCTCAAAGAATCCTTCACGCAATCCGAACTGCTCTGCGGCTTGCCGGGCCGCTCCTCCTCCGTGAGCGCCCGCCATGTTTGTCCCGACGACGATGATTTCATCGGGTTCGAGATGCGTGATCATACTTTTTTGCCAAACCGGTCACACTCATGGAGCACAGTCCCCTTGCGGAAAGCGATCTTGTGCGGATATGAACCGTTCTTCCAAGCATGGAGATCCTTTTTTGCGATCCTAATCGCGATATAGCGATCGGTCGGCTCCGTGCGAAACTCATCGCAGAAGTATGGTCGAGAGCACGCGTGAAACTTTCCCTCACCGCATTCACTTGATGACGGGTCCCAGTTCGGATGTTCAAGTGTCTTTCCGAGATCCCAAGACGTTTCATTTTTCTTGCCTTCCTAAGTCTTCCAGTCTTTTGAAACGCGCTTAAAAAGCGTGACAAAGTCTTTTTCGATATCGACGCTGTTCGCCTCGAACCAATCCATTTCCCCGATTTTCTGAATGTGTGCATTTTTGGACTTCTTTTCGATATTGATCTTGATATCTGCCTTAAAAATCGCAATCGAAAAGCCATGCAAAACGACTTTCAGGAAGTCCGTTAAGCATTCCAAAATTCGGATAGACGCAGATTCCCATGCCTCAACTCTCGGCTGGGAGGATCCCCATGCCTCAACTCTCGGCTGGGAGGATCCCCGTGCCTCAACTGTCGGCTGGGAGGATTCCCATGCCACAACTGTCGGCTGGGAGGATTCCCGTGCCTCAACTCTCGGCTGGGAGGATCCCCATGCCTCAACTCTCGGCTGGGAGGATTCCCATGCCACAACTGTCGGCTGGGAGGATTCCCATGCCACAACTGTCGGCTGGGAGGATTCCCGTGCCTCAACTCTCGGCTGGGAGGATCCCCGTGCCTCAACTCTCGGCTGGGAGGATCCCCATGCCAGGAGGATCGAGCATGATCGATCAATCGTTACGATAATCTCATCCATCTTTGTGATGTCGAGATAGGTCATTTCGTCAAAACTTTTTGGAAGTTTGTCGAACTGCTTTTGACTTTTGATGATGATTGTTTTCATAGCTGGGTAAAAATTAAACAGGTTGTTTTTGAGTGAGTTCCTCGATGGTTACTCCACGTTTTTGACACTCGCACGGACTCGCAACACCCTGTAAATCAAGAATCCATCCATTTTGGCATTTACCGCATTGCTTGATTCTTTCTCGACGTTCATCAATTTGTCGGCGTTCTTCGTTTGACCTGCAAGAACATTTTTCAATCCGCTCATGCCATGATCCATGCTCGCATTTCCATTGCCCATTTTTTCTACGTGTGTATTCTTCTATCGTGTTTGCCCGATAGACGCCTTCAATGTCGGCCGTGTTGAACGTTTCACCCTCGAACCGGATAAACTTGCTTGCGGTAATACCATCGAGGACGTCTTGAAGCGTTTTGGCGCGTTCAGCCTCGATCCACAACATGATCCCTGATCGCATTCGCACGCACATAAGTTGCCTTGAAATTTCGTTCATATCGTGATGCCTTTCTTTTCGGCGTTAAATTGCGTCGTGAATTTTTGGCAGTTCATCATCCACGTGGCGAGGCGACGCCGTACCTCGAATGTTTTTTGTAGTTGCCAGCGCTGTTTGGTTCCGTTTGCGTTTGGCTCTGTCCAGTAGGCGATGAATTTGGCGATCTCTCGGCGCACGATGTTCTCGGGGATCCCCTTGGCCACGAGATATTCGGTAACCGTTTCTGGCGGAGAGGCGAAAAAGGCACGGGCTTCATCGCGGGGAACCGGGGAAGTTGGGATGATCTCGGAGGCCGGAGCCTCGGAGGATCGGATCTCCGTTCTCTCCTTGATCTCTGTCGAATCAAATGCCTGATCCGTGGGTGTGGTGGCGACAGCCGCGCCTCTCTCTGTCTTTTGAGAAATGTCTTTTGAGAGAGTTTCTTTTGAGTCTCCCGCGGGCGGGAGTAGCTGATTCCCTTCGGCGGGAGTAGCTGTTCCCTTCGGCGGGAGTACCGTAGATGGGACTCCCGCGGGCGGGAGTACCGCAGAAGGAATAGACCACTTCTCATAGTTCTTCTGGATGGCTGTTTTCCCTTTAGAATCGCGTGTTATCACGTTCGCATCTTTCAACCATTTCAAAATGTCGCAGATGTGTTGCGACTTGATTCCAGTCGATTTGGCGAATTGTGAAAGAGGGATATAGTCACTCTTTTTATTCCATCCCCACGTTTTGCGTAGTACGACGTCAAAAATGCGACGCTGGCGTCCCGGCATATTAAAACGACTCAACGCCTCCAAGAGTTCGTTTGCGATCTCTGTATGCCCGTTTTCGCGTTGTGGTGAGGCCATATCCGACAAGCTGGATATTTGAGTTAGGCTATCGCGTGCAATTCGTGCTTAGCTTTCGCAAGTTCGATGTTGCATACTCCCAGTTCGCGCTCGTAGGTGATGAGTGTCTTGTTGAGTCGAAAGGTGACATCTCCATCCTTCGTCTCTTTGAGCATTTTTTGGAGATACTCAACCGCTCGAATTTGACCTAGTTTGCGCTGTTGGAGTCCGTATGCTTTCCAGTAATTCTCCTTTGTTTCGGCGTAGGTCATAAATTAAAAGTTCCTTATCTCACATCGCTTTTTTGCAATCTGAATGAATGAGTCAACCTGATCTTTCTTCGCTTTGAGCTTCAACAATTCTCCGTATGCGTCCGAGGATTTTGCCCTTGTCTCAGACTCCGTTGCACTCTTTCCGTCCTCAATAAATCCGGCACGTAGTCTCCGGTAAATCATTTCTACTTCAACCAGTCTTTCATCAAGATTTTGAATGAGTGCATTTAACCGTTGCGCCGCATCAAGCCACTGCGTCGGTGAGACTGGCTGATTCTTTTCTACGGAACTTCGTGCCCCTTCTAAAATTTCCTCAATTGTTGTCCCCCTCATATTTTTAGCGATTCAAAAAATAATCAGTTGCCTTATTCCACTCAAAGAGCGCTTTCGCTGAAAGGAAAGCCTTGTAGTCTCGATCAATGGAGTTTTCCTCGCTATCAAGGAACTTGGCCTCAAACACCTGATAGGGAGGAACATCGACAGGTGTTTTTTCAAGTCTCGCTCGTTTCTGATTTTTCTTTTCCCATTTCGCCAAATACTCGGCCTCTGTTTCCTTTGCGACTCGAAGCGCCCAACGGCCGGTATACTCGCGGTCCGATTCCTCTTCATCAGCCTTCGCATAAGCAGCCGTTTGCATGTTCACGGTGTTGTAGAGGCCGGATGATGACTTGATATCAACAAGACAGAGATCGCCGTCGATCAACGCCTCAATATCCATCTTTCCGATGAAGTCGTGCTTTTTGGAATATACAACACGCTCGGACGAAACAAATTTTACCTTGTGTTCTTTCTCCCAATCGAGAAAAGCAGCAACGCCAATCTGCGCCTCCCGACGTTCCGGCATCTCGGGCATGTCAAATCCTTTTTCTTTCAAACGATACCGAATATATTGCTCGCACCAGTCGTGAATCTCCGTACCGATGTTTGCGGCCTCTGTCTTTCGGACTTCGTGGAGTCCGCACGCTTCATAGAAAAGTTCGGGAGTAATTTCTTTTCCTGCTTTAAGCGCATCACAAAGATGATCTTGCGCGAGTTCAGTCGCCCATATGATGAGTGGACGACTTTTATCGAGGATCCCAATAAAGGTAGTAACGCCCGTCTTCCGCTTCCCGTTCACCATGTAGATATGGCTATCGGGGAAAAACTTGATCTTAACCGAATCTTTATATAATGAGGACTCAATGACATTCGGCATACTACTTTTTTGCTTTTGATACACCCTGGCAATTCTTACATAGAGGTTTGCCGTAGATGCGGGATGAATAATTTGCAACCAGTTCGTCGATGATTGAGGCGCAGTCATGGCAGGTATAGACTGGCACGCCACCCGGACCGATCACTTGACCCGATTTAAGAGGAGGAGTTTTGACCTGTGTGACCTGTTGCGGCTTCTGAACGGGTTGAGGCGGCTTTATTGGGGTCCCTGTGATCTCTACTGGTTCGTTTCCAGTTTCTTGGCGATAATCTGTCTTCCCGTAGATGTCCGAGGCAATCCCAAGAAGCGAGGCACATTTTTTCAAAGCGTCTGTTGTTGCCGCTTTGAGATCGTTACCATAATCAAGCATCTCTTTCGTCCCTTTGAGATACTTAACTTCTGCCCTGCCAAATTGCGTTTTTACGATCTGCTGACCCTCTTTCGTTCCATGAACGGTTAGGCGACCTTTGACCCATACGCAATTCTGTTCGCGTCCATGCTCTATAACATCAAAGTCCCAGTTCCAGCCGAAAACAAAGTTGAGGACTTTTTCGATGTAAGAACCCGTGACGTAATCCCACATCCCACCGCCACGAGCTTTGCGCTTGTAGACGTGTTCTTTCGGAGTGACTTGTACGAGCTTCATTATCTGACTCTCGTTTAACCAGGTAGCCGGGATCGTGAGCTTACGTCCGTCTCGCATCGGTTCGGATAAATCAGAAACGGTTGGAACCGCTGGAGTGGTAGAAACACGCACAACAATTTCGTGCTTACTCCCAACGGATTTTTTCGCTGTTTTCGTTTTCATAGGTTCATTGCCTAATGGCTTACGTGATTGATAATTAATCTTGCGGTTCAAACAGACTCCAATCTTTTGTAGAGGTATCTGTTTCAATGATCGGTTCGTCGTCTTCGTCTTCAATCGGATCATCCACGCCCGTTTCTGGTGCGTAGTGATCCTCTTGAATTGCATCAAGGTCTTGCATTGGTGTGTTGAGTTAGTTATTCCATCAAGTGAAATCCATTGACCTCGCATCCTAGGGGGACCGCCTGCCACATGGGCGATTTCGGCGGTCCTCCGGGATTGCACTGCTGTTCTCGGTGCTGGGGAGAGACGATCTATCCCTCATCCGATTGATGATTAAGGATCGTCATCTCCCTCCAGCACCAGCCATTCCCCATGCTGTGACGAATGGCTGTGCTGAGTTATGAAGAAAGAACTACTGACATTTCGTTTGCGCGGGTGATCTCCCGCTTCCTACCCACTCATGCGAGATCACAACACGCACGAATGAGCAGGAAGCGAGAGGCAACGACTAGATCATTGCCTAGATTCGCTTATTGCTGTTTCGTTGGGAGTTCGTGGCTCCATTCAAAGAAATCGACGATAGCACCAACATTTACGCATGCGATTCCTGGAGCTGGTTCAATTTCTGCATCTTTCGGAAAACCATCTTTAAGCGTGTTCGAGAATCGCTTCATGTCCGCAACCCATGATGCGTTTTTAAGTGCGACGAAGGTACTTGATCCGACGTCCTTAACTTCGACGACTTCTCCGACGAGATAATTAGTCACAGTACGGATGAGTATATTTTCTCCGGCGGAGAAAATTACGAGTTCTTGTTTTGGCATAAGAAGTTGAATAATGAGATATGAGATGAATAAGAACTTACGACCCCGACCTCGACCCCGACCACCCCGACCCCGACCACGATCCCGACCTCGACCCCGACCTCGACCCCGACCCCAACCACGACCGTTCGTAACCGGCTTTAAGCATGCAGGCATTCATGTTGGTGATAAATTAGTTAGTTAGGTGTGCTTCCCGCTCTCCCCGCTGAATGATGAACGCTTGCAAGCGAGTTCCCCGATGGCTGGCCGCACGGGTAGAGCTTTCATCACCATTCAGAGGGAGGAGCGACCGGCGATCATTCGATCACCGTCATCGCTTACTTTATGAGATTATTTAGATTCCTGCGTACTTTTTAACTTGATTGAGATATCTGACTGTTGCCGGGATTCCCGGTGTTCCGTTGTGCTTCATGACCGCCGTTTTCCAGTTTGTCGCGTATCCGAGCCGAATCATCCGGGTGAGTGTCCAGTCAGCAGAACATTCAAGATCGAACGCACACGAGTCCGGCACCGCGTGGTAGTCACGATTGATCTGGAAATAGCCTTTTGACTTTCCGCCATCTCCAATCGTGTTGGCCTTCATGCGTGATTCCGTCATGGCCATGCCGTACAGAATCTTTGGGCAATCTGCATCGAGGAGATCGTGAGTTCGACATACGCGCCGGAAGATTGAGTCTGGCTTTCCAAGATCCGCGCGCAACGTGTCGATCTCCGATTCGAGATAGTCCTGCCATTTCTGATTCATTTCCGGTGTGGAGCAGTTGTAGAGCGTTGTGGATGTGTATGTTCCGACCACCACGCACATACTCGTTGTGGATTGTGCCTGTGCCGGTTGAATGGCTGACTGCGGGTAGAGATGTCCGATGTACGCCCAGAGGATGATTGCGAATGAGACACCTGCGGCGACTGCGCCCCAGCGTGTGCCTCTGATCCAGCGACCACGAGGATCGCGGTTGAGATATTTGATCATAAGATGGTTGAATTTTCGTGACGCCACGAAAACGATTATTTTTGTTTTGGTTTTTAGGGGGGGGTAGTAGATATGTGGCGTTGCCGTGTACTGGGCACGGACGACATCTTTGGGCTGGAGCAATGCTATCCGGCGGCCCTCCAGTCATGTCTCTACTACCCCCATCGCGAGATCATCGCGTTTCACTGATGGAATTGAATAAGTTTGGTTGTCGAAGGTAGATGCCAACTTTCGCGCCACCGGACCTGCTGCTCATATCCCCGCCACTCATCCGGGCATGCCATCCAACATCAATGGACGAATGAGGGAGAGGGATATGGGGGCGTGGCGAGCACGCCCCGGAAAATTAACGTTCTACGATTTCAAACTCTTCTCCTTTTTCACCTTCGCCGTCGAAAGAATCGGAAAGTACTCCCTGTTCTCGCTCATGTGCGAGTCCGATCTCTGCTTCCTTACGCGTTGCGAATGAACCTAGATTGATATTGCCTGTGGCGATATCTACGATGTGGAATGTGGTCATAATCTGATGTGTGCCCCGTGGGGCTGATGTGTGAGTGAGGTGATGTCCTCATGCTCATACCTATATCATATATCTATGCGCGTAGTCTGTCAATACCCTATTTCATTGGCTTTTCTACGTTATCTTGAGACTTATCCACAACCGGCTTTTTACGGCGCGCAACAGCCATACACTCAACTCTCCGTAGCATCTCCGCATGATAGCCTTCACCATGCTTCTTTTTTTGGGCTTCTCGACTCAAAAATGCCATGTCGGCGGCAGTCATTGGCTTCTTCTTTATTTTTTGCATATATTTCTGAAAATAAGTATATAACACGTATAGATTATAGTCAATGTTAAGTCTACTTGAAAAAAATGAGGCTCAAAATTGCGATCTAAGGCCTGTTGAGATCGAAAGTGATATAATCTATGCGTGAAGATTTTAGGACTGCCTTTTCAGACTTATCCCCACTCTTTTGACACTAAGCACCTCGATTTTAGATAATGGAGGCATGGAGGATTTGCCTTACTCACCCACCAGAGAAGAACGGTATCGACATAAGCGACAGGAGGAACTTTTGAAGGCTTATCGTCCCGTATGACCAAAACAGATTTGATCCAAAAATACACGAAATATGGCAAAACATGCAGGCGGTAGACCGTCAGAATTTACACAAGAGAAAGCAGATGCTTTATGTTTTGAATTATCACAGGGAAAATCTTTGAGAACTGTTTGCAAAATTAAAGGGATGCCAAGTGGAGTTACCGTCTTCAAATGGATGAGAGAACATGACAAGTTTCTTCTACAATACGAGAAAGCAAAGCAAGAATCAGCAGATGCTATGGCGGAAGAATTGATTGATATTTGTAATACCCCGTTGGTCGGCGATGAGATTACCTATCTTCCGAATGGAAAGAAACAAATCAAGAAAGGTGACATGCTTGGTCATCGTCGTTTGCAGATCGACACGCGCAAATGGTTGATGTCGAAAATGAAGCCAAAGAAATACGGAGAACATATTGACGTAACATCCGATGGAAAACCACTCCCCACTCCTATTTACGGAGGAACTGCAAAAGTTTAATTTTCAAGACACGTCTGCTACTAGACGTGTTTTTGAATTACGTAAGCGTATTCGAGCCGTAGCCGGAGGGACATCGGCATCAAAGACAATCTCAATTCTAATTTGGCTTATAGACTATTGTCAGAGTCAAAAGGTTCCAAAGATCGTTACGATTGTTTCAGAGTCCTATCCGCATCTCGAAAAGGGCGTCATGCGCGACTTTGAAATGATCATGAAGGATCGGGGATATTGGAAAGATGAGTGTTGGCATGGAACGAAACATGACTATACGTTTGAGACTGGTTGTCGTATGGAGTTTTATAGTGTGGATAACTATGGAAAGGCTCACGGGCCTAGGCGGGATGTTTTATTTATCAACGAAGCAAATAATCTTGCCTATAACATTGTCGATCAGCTCATCACTCGTACTCATGAAGTAGTTTGGCTTGACTGGAATCCGAGTGAAGAATTTTGGTTTTATACAGAGATGTTGAATCAGCGTGATGATATTGATTTTATTACGCTAACATATAAGGACAATGAGGCATTAGATGAATCTACGATCCGTGAAATTGAATCGCATAAGGGCAACAAGAATTGGTGGATAGTATATGGGTTAGGTCAGTTAGGCGTTGTCGAAGGGCGTATCTTTAAGAATTGGGCAATCATTGATGAGGTTCCTCATGAGGCACGATTGGAGCGACGTGGACTTGATTTTGGGTATTCCAACGATCCAACGGCAATCATTGATATTTACCGATTTAATTCAGGCTATATTTTTGATGAGATTCTATATCAAAAAGGACTTAAAAATAGTCAAATTGCAGACTTTTTGAAGAAACAGGAGGCGACTGTTTTAACAGTTGCAGACAGTTCAGAACCGAAAAGCATAGACGAGATTGCTTTGCATGGTGTGATGATCTCTGGCGCGGCAAAGGGAAAGGATAGCGTGAATCATGGGATTCAATTTATCCAAGATCAACGTATTTCCGTTACAAAGAGAAGTGTTAATTTGATCAAGGAATACCGTAAATATATGTGGGAAACGGATAAAAACGGTACTATCTTGAATGTGCCTATTGATCTTTGGAATCACGGAATGGATGCTTGCCGATATGGAATGGAAGGGTTGCGCCCACTGCTTACCGTCGATGAAAATAAAGAATCCGATAACGAACGCTATGACCGCTATGCTTTGATTTGACACTAAGCATCTCGTTTTTCCATAATGTAATTGTAAGTTGAAAACAATAGAAGACATCACAAACGTTTGGGAGCTGTTGCAAGGCTTCTAACCGACGGTATGTGATGTCCCGCCGTTTAGATGCCTAACAAGAGATCCCGAAGGGGATCTTTTTATGTCCTCCGAAAAACAGCCAGAGTTGATCAAATACACGAACGAGGAAGCCGAGTATCGCGGCATGATTATTAAGCGTATTCTAAGCGCAAAAAATCAGCGTGATACGAACCATGTCGAGTTTGATGACATGGATTTTTTGACTCGGTATGAAGCGAACTCAAAGGCGGCTAATGCGTACATTCCTCCTAAGCTGAACAAGATTGATACTCGAATTGTGACGGGAACGACACGGGAAAAAGAAAATACGATCCTCTCTGCGCTCTTGAACTACAACCTTGAACCAAACGTTGAGGCGTTCGATAAGGACGACATGATGATCGTCGGAATCGGGGAGACGATGGAGGCGATGATCAAAAAGAGCCGGGAGATCGAGATGTACGATGACAAACGACCTTTAATCTACAAAGAAGCGCTTGACCAAGGTGATTGCTTTGTTGAGGAAGTAACCATTGAGCGTCAGCGAGTTGAGAAAGAGATCAAGGGTCATAGCATTGATTTCTCGAATCTTAAATCAATTCGATGGGATAAGAAACTGACGAAGGCATATACGCAATGCGAGGCGCGATTGAAGAATGGAACACAGGTCTTTTTAGGGAATGTTAAGGAGTTTGACGAATGGGAACAGCCATACATTATTACGGTTGATGTCGTGACATATGAAAAAGCCGAAAGTGTTTATGGAAGTTGGGAACGCTGGAAGTACGTTCCTCGTAAGATCGCCGAAACTGTACCAGCGGACAATATCGCCTATCGAGATTGGTCATTGCTCAAACTTGAAGCAAACACCTGTGAAATATTGAAATATTACGACAAATGGGGCAATGAGATGATGATTATGGTGAATGGTGTAATGATGCTCCCCATTCGATTTCCACTTACTGCTATCTCCCCTTCTGGTGAGTATCCACTGGCTAAATTGTCTATTGAACCAATTTCAAAGTTCTTTGCATATTCCAATTCTATCCCATCGAAGACGAAGGTTGAGCAGGCATTATTGGATGAGATGATTAAGTCCATCGTGACTGTCTTCCAGCAGAAGGTGAAGCCGCCGATGGCGAATAACACTGGGCGGGCGCTCTCGCCGCGTATCTTTGATCCGGGTCATATCGCGAATAACGTTGATCCGACGCGTCTTAGCCCTATTCTGTTGAATCAAGGGCTTACCCCAGCGGAGTTCAATGTTTTTAGCCTCGTGAAGCAGATCGTCGATGAGAAAACGACAAGCCCGGCGTTTAGCGGGAATGTCGAACAGGGCCAGCAGACGGCAACGGAGATCATTGAGTTGAAGAAACAGCAGATGATGAAGCTCGGATTTGTTATTTGGGGCGTGCTTCGATTTGAGCGCAGGCTTGCATGGCTTCGGACATACAACATCCTCGAAAATTGGACGCGACCCATCGGGGAAGAAGTTGACCAGATCAAACAGGAGATCAGAAAGGTCTATCAGACGATTACGGTTAAGTCTCCTATCGAAGATGGACGGGAAGGGCGGAAAATTATCTCAATGAATCCTGAACTCTCTGGGATGATGAGCGAGGAGCAAATAATGGCTGAGGAGGACTTTTTGTCTGAATCTTCGGGGATCCCAACGCGCAAGGTGTACCTGAATCCTGATGAGCTACGGACGATCAAGGCGAAGTGGTTTATTACGGTCAATCCGACAGAGAAAGACAGTACGGCTCTTGATCGCGTACTTTATGTTAAGAGTTTGCAGGAAGCCGGAGCCCTGTTCGGTATTCAACGGCTAAATCTCCATTATCACATGCGCCGGTTTGCCATTCTAAATAAAGAAGATCCAGAAAAGTATTTCTTGCCTGATTCGGCAATGCCACAGATGGCTGGTGAGCTTCCGGGCACATCTCCTGTTGAATCACAAATCATGAAACCTCTTGAAACAAAAGAACCATCGCTTAATGCGCTCATGCAATAACTATGGCCTGTAAAAAAGGTGGAAAAAAGAAGAAGAAATAACCATGCTCAAAGAATTGCGTAAACGTCTAGCTGAATGGCTCTACCCCGTCGATACGGTGGAGCTTGTAAGGCGTCATTATCGACTTACACATGATGCAAAGAGTTTCAATGAGATGGAAAAGGATGAGCAGGACAGGTTGTGCGCCAATGCGTTTACGCTTTGCTCAAATCCGGCGTTTAAGATTGTTCTCTCATATCTCGCAAACGAGCAATTGGATTATACGGCCTGTTTCTCCCCCACTTGGGAATCGACATTGATTGGTCGCGGTTCAATCAATGGCATTTCAAAGGTCAGTGAGGAATTTGAGAAATTGTCATCTATTCATAAAAGCTCACTTCAAAACGAGCAATATAATAAGCACGACATTGTATGAACCTAAAAAGTAAGTTGAAAATGATCGATCTCACGTCTCTGCAAAAAAAGAAGAAGGCCGCAGAAGATGAGTTTAACGCGCTTCGTGAGGAAGCGGTAAGGAAGCAAGAAGAATGGAAAGTGTATATACAAGAGACGAATACAAAGCTTATCCAGCTTCAAGGCGCATTTCAAGCCATATCATCCCTGCTAAATGATGCTGAAAAATCACGTCAACCTAAATCATCAAAATAGATTATGCCAAAAGTTCTCTACGACGCAGAAGGTAATGAGGTTCAAGTTCAAACGGACGAGGAAATTCAACAGATCACAAAGGAAAAAGACGATAAGATCGCTGATTTAGGGACGAAACTTCAAAAATTGGAAAACAAAGATTTCAATTTTAAGAAATACCGTGACATGACGGAGGAAGAACGAGGTAAATTAACCGAAATGGAAAAAAGCATTAAGCAACAACAGGAAAAATTGGAGGAAGATCAAAAAGCGTTCGTTGAGTCTCAGGTTACAGAGCATAAAAACTACGCATTCTCCACGCTTGCCGGTGATGACAAGGAACTGCGGGCTAAGATCGAGCTCCATTTTAATCGAATTGATCCGGGCAAGCCCGCAACGACTCAAACGGCGATTATGGAGCGTGCTAGAGAGGCTTACGTGCTCGCTACAGGCGGTTCTGCGGCCCCGGTGAGCAGTTTAGGCTCTGTTATGGGTCTAAGCGGTTCAGGAGGCCAGCAGAAGCCAAAGGAAGGCGAATTGACAGCCGATCAAAAGGATCTTGCAAAGAAATTAGGCCTTACCGATGCTGATCTATTAAAAGACGCATCACACGTCATCCGCAAATAACTATGGGACGCCCACTTGGTTCTAAAAATAAGGATTCCGAAGAGGATCAATCAATGCAATCTATGTCAGAAGAAAAAAAGACGCTTGTTCCCGATGAGGACGGGAAAATCAAGATCGATAAAACAAAACTCGATCAGATTCTCGATCAACTCGACGAACAGAAAAAGCAGATTTCCCGTCTTGAATATGCCGCGTCGAAGTCTGGACTTGGAAAGTACGACGATGCACACAAAGCGGAACGTGGGAAGGTAGGAAAATTGAGGACATGGGTAACTGAGGAAGGGAAAGAACTCGCCATTATTTCATGGAAAGATTTGCTCAAAGACATCGTTGAGAAGGATGGAAATGGTCGATGGCATGAGGAGCAGATGATCTGCATCAAAACCGAAGATGGTATGGATCGAGAGATGCGATACGATCTATTCACTCGTCGTCATAAGTACGTTTCTGTTGATGTTCTTGACAAGACACCCTGCGCTACACCGAAAGATGGAATTTGGCGTTTCAAGGTGAAAGTGACGGCAAAGGATTCACAATTGTTTGGTAATGAGTATGAAATTAATGACACATTCTTCAACTAATATGTTTATCGGAGCACGAGAAATCAAGACGGTTACCCCAAATGAGAATGGAAAGGTCAATGTTCTCTTTGAGGATGGTGGAACGGTAGAACTCAACAATAACACCCTCGACCTCATTACGATTGAGGAAAAGGGTCAAGGCGATGTCATGGATGCGATTCGGTATGACTTTGCCAATAAGTACATCAGGGACATGGCCGAGCATGGGCTAAACTTCCTTGAAATCACGGCCATCGCCCAAGGGATTCCAACCTTGGCAAATCAAATCAAGGATCAGGTTGTTAGTCTTATCTTCGATGCACCCCACACACAGGCAATTCGGATGGAGAGCATCTTTAATCTCATCGAAAAACAAAAAGAGGAAAAAGATTTGGAAGCCACACCTCTTGACACAAAAGAATAAAAGGGTTGCAGATCCACAAAACAAGTCTAAAAAAGGCTTGTTTTGTTTTATTTTAAGGGACTTGCAACTAAGCAAGTCATTTTGTTATGTTGTACTTAACAAGTGAAGAAACGAGGGAGAGAACCCGCGTTAAAAAAACATACTTGCTGATTCGCGGGAGCCACCCCGTTGTGAGCCATAGGGCAAAAAGCGCAAGCGTTTACGGACGTTTGCGTTTTTTTATGTAAGCCCCGTAGACGCGCTAAATCGAAGAAAACTCAATAATTATGAGCTTTAAGCGCGTAAATGGAAAGACAAAGATCGTGTGGCGTCCACTCGCAACATCTACTGCATGTAGCGTGGATTCTATCGTTGCATGGAATGGATCAGGCTATTTGACCGCCGCCACATCATCGACTGCTCCTACGGCACACGTCGGAGTTATTCGTAAGGCAATCACGTCTGCATCACCGGAATACACGACCGCTGGTCTTGTTCCTGTGGAAGTACCTGTGGAAAAGAACGTTGAATGGATTGGATCAGTTACGTCCGGTCTTGTTGCGGCTGATCGAGGTCTATTCCAAGACCTCACCGATGCCTCAACGGTCAATCGTGGAGCATCAACATATGATGCCGTTCAGTGTGTCGAAGTCATTTCGACCACAAAAGGAAAGTTTATCTTGAATTTGGGATGTGAAGGAATGGGAGTCGCAGGTGCGGCATAAAAAACTTAATCAATAAACTGTTATGGAATTAAATACAGCTAGTCTCTCAGACTTGTCATCTATCACGCCTCACCTGTTTTTGAAAGCACAGGAAAGTGTTGATAAGGCGGCACGCAGTTCGGGACTTTTCAAAATTGAAACGATCCCGGCAAACAGCGGTGATTCCCGTGATTTCACGGAAATTGACCTCGAACAGTATGCCTCACGTAAGGGAGAGGGCGATCAGGCGGATCGCGCATCCGTTCAACAGGGGTACTCGAAGACGATGACCCCATATCGCATCGCTAAGGATATTGGCATCACGTACGAAATGCGTACGCGTAATCGATATTCCGATGTTGTCGCGCGTCTCACAAACCTCGGTACGCTTGCAGACAATCGAATGGAGCTCGACCTTTCACTTCGTCTGAGTTTCATGGCGTCTACGTCCTACACGGATAAGGACGGTGAAACGGTTGCAACGACAGTTGGAGATACATATCAGCTTGCTTATTCCGCTCATACGCTCGCTGGATCTTCGACGCAATATCGAAACATTCTCGCAGGTAACCCGAAGATTTCTAAGGGTGCGCTTGAAGCTATTGAGCGCTTGGTTGTTGAGAATACCTACAACCAACTTGGAGAAGCGGTGTCTGATGGGACGTTTGACATCCTGTGGACGACAAACGATCCAAATACGGTTAATACGGCGCGTGAATATCTCCAATCATCGGCCGCAGTTGATGGTGGTAATTCAGGTGTGAAGAACGTATACGCGGCGAAGTATCGCCACGTCATTCTCCCTCGCATTGCCATGACAGCGGCTGGGGCCCCTGATACCGACAAACGGTACTACTGGGGTATCGCGTCATCGGCTATGTCCTCGGCATATCTCGGCATTTGGGAGGAACCGCATCTGAAGATGCCTGCGAATTTGAACGCCGCCGAAGACTTCTCGACGGATGACTGGGAGTACGGCGTCCGCGCAGGATACGGCATTGTGATCTGTGGAGCATCTTGGATCAAGTGTTCTAAGGGCGATGGATCAGCGTAATTGATGATGGGAGGGACTAATCCTCCCTCCCTTTAATCATATGCAACTAAATGGAATTGAAGTCATTAGCGCATCTCCTCACTTCGCTAATGGAAAGAAAACAACTGCCGTAGATTTCAAGTTGAATGATACGGATAAGACGATGACGACACTTTCTGCTGAGGATATTGGATTACTCATCAATACCCGTCGGTTAGTCGGATATGAGGGTGTTGAAGATCCAATTATTGAATCTGCGTCGTCTATCGATGAGCCAATTGATCAGCAAAAAGAGGAAGAAACACCAGTCATTCCTACGACTCTTGGTGTCGATGGGACGCCAAAGAAAGTACGAAAGGAATTTAAGAAGAATATCGACAAATAACTTATGGAAAATGCCTTTTCAGTTTACGGACGAAGTGCGATTCCGATGCCTCGTACGGGCAAGGTCTTTCATGTTTCGTCCGATACGGCTCTCTCAAATTACCTTCAGGAAATGTACCCCGTAGATTCTGATGGGTGTGTGAGAGTTCACGCGACAATGGAAGCCGCGCATGACGCTTCCGATGGCGATGGCGGGGATGATCGTGGAGATACGATGCTTGTCTATCCGGGTCATACGGAAACATGGACAACGGCATTTACCCCAACGGTAACGGGAATGACGATCAGCGGACTTGGAAATGGTCAATTAAAACCAACGATTACCGTGAATGGGGCCGTTGATGGCGTTGATATTTCTGGTGCAAATATCACGTTTCAAGGCTTCATATTCGCAGCGCCGGGTACGGATGCTCAAACATCTGTGATCAACGTAGGAGCAGTCGCGGGTGTGACGATTCGTGACATTCAGGCGCTTGGTTCAACGACGCTTAAAAATGTCGTTGACATGATCACGATTGAAGCCGCTTCACACTACCTCACGATTGAAGACATTAACTTCTACAATGAAACGGTGGCTATTAACTCCTTCATCTCCATTGAAGGGGCGTGTAGTCACATGACATTGAGGAACATTCGATGCTTTGGTGAGTGTGTGACTGGTGGAATTATTGATGCCGCGAAGGTGACAAACCTCTTCATGGAGGACGTTCGCGTGGCAACCGTTGGGACAACGATTCCGGCGATTACGCTTGATTCCAACCCAACGGGAATGGCGCGTAATTGTTTCTTCGCGGGTACGAGTACGACGATTGCAGATAACGCAAACCTTGGAAATGCAATGCGTGTTGATAACATTAAGGTTCTCGAAGAAACGAATAATTCGGCTTCCGCCATGATTCTCCCGGCGGTGGATGCGGACTAATCCTTTTGTTTCCCCCTCCCCCATAAAACGGGGAGGGGGGACGAAAGAATATCGTATGAAAAAAATCCTTATCGCCTTGCTCATCATCATCCTCGTTGGGGGTCTTTGGTATGTCTTGGGAATAAAAAATGACCTGAAGGGATATGGGGAGAACGAACGATACAGCACCCTCGCGTCATCTTCGACGCTCTCCGCCGCGTTTACCGGGGCGGGATCGGTCACTTCGACCGTTTCGACGGATGGGATGCGAAAGAAAGCTCTCGCTTTCCGGTATCTTCCGAAATCGCATGATTCGAGTTTCGACGTCCTGATTGAAGAGGCTCTGGATAGTAATTGTAAAAATTATAATCCTTTATTCTTCACGGATACGTCATCGACGAACATCACGTTCGTCAACTCAACGAATACGAGTGGTCTTCCCTATCGATTCCCGTACGACGGCGTGACCGGGCATACGGTCGTGACGGCATCGGGAACGCTCTACGGCGGGAAATTCGATCTCCCCGATTCGGTTTCCCAATGTATGCGGGTGAGCGCGAAGGAGAATACGACGTCAACGGCGGGAATTATCACTCTTGAACTATTAACAACTAACTAATTATGGCAAATTTTCCTATCGCACATCCTGAGAGGCGCGATAAAGGTCTCGCAACGACTGATGCGACGGTAACGGCGATTGATTCGATCAATGTTCCAACTGAGCGCGTCTATGCAGTTAAATCCTTTATCGTCGCTTCCCGAAATACGACATCTAGCGGTGGTACTGCCGGGGATGCGACGCATTATAAGATTTCCGGCGTATTCCGTGATTCTGCCGGAACGGTCGAACAGATTGGTGATACGGTAAAAATAGCCAGCGAAACTGATTTGGGATGGGATGTAGGGTTTTCCGTATCCAGTCCAAACGTCGAAATTCAGGTGACTGGCGAAGCAAGCGTTGATATTGATTGGCGATGTTACACACACGTCTACAAAGTGAAATAATATGATCAATAAAGAAAAACTCCTCATTGTCGCTCTTGGTCTCGTGATTCTCATCTCGTCAATGACACTTATCACGGTATCAAAGAAGTCAGCACCACAGCCACTTGGTGTTGGTTGGACGACACAGACCGGAATGGAGATCATCAATGAGATCGCATCGACGACTCATGCGATCATTCAGACGATTACTGCGACAAATATCACGGCAACGGGAACGGCGACACTGGCAACCCTTTCTGCTTCTGGTTCTCTTACAGCTTCCAGCGGAGCGACATTTACTGGAAATGTTGTCAATTCTAACGGATTCTATGGGCTGTTCTACGCATCTTCGACGTTTGTAACGCCAACGACAGCAACGAATACGCTTTGTGCTATTCAGAACACGACTGGACAGGCTCTAAGAATTGCTGACGTTGCTCCAATTTTTGCCTCAACGACTGCGGCAAAGGTTGGATCATTCGTTATTAACGTAGGAACATCATCAAACGCCTATGTCACATCTACGTCGCCATTCATCAAAACGATGGTGACGACGCAGAATGGCAAGGCAATTGCGAGCACAACATCTACATTAGACGTTATTCTCGGATGGCCTGCTGGTGTAGCGACAGATACCTATATGGGTGCAGAATTTCCTCTCTGGCAACCTCTCGAATGGATGGTATTCAAAGCAACGACAACGACAGCACCTGGTCGATGTACGGTGCTTGCTTTCTAAATCGTAATCGGGGTGGTTTCGTTGGGATCCGCCTCCAAATATATGTCAGCACTTCAAATTATTCTCGCGTGGTTGGACGGTAAGAAAACGTACATCTTTGGCGCAATATCCCTCACGGTGGCCTATTTTGGCCTTCAAGGATACCTAGATCAAAATACGCAGTCTTATCTTCAAGCACTAATTGCACTATTCGCTGGCGGCGCAGAAGCCGTAACAGTCAAGATGGGTATTCGAGAAAAATAGTATGAATTACGGAGGGTATATCCATGAGGAAATTCCAGTTGGCTCCCGAATATTCGGCGGTGATTCAATTTCATCTGTTCTTATTCCAGAGAGAGATTGGAGTTTGTACATTCCAAAGTATGAAACGCAGATGGGAAATGGATTCGATTCATTAAATTGTACAAACTTCTCTCTATATAACTGTAATGAGTCGTATGAAAAGCGTGTCTACGGAACGACGCATAATTATTCAGATCGTTTCGCCGCGTATGTGAGTGGTAATACGAAAGAAGGGAATACATTTTCACGAACAGCTAATGCTCTTTCCATCTATGGTGTTGTTCCAGAAGAACGATGGCCCAACGCAAAAACGGTTACCTCATGGGATGAGTACATGGTGAAGCCTCCACAACTCATATTCGATGAGGGAAAGCGAAGTTTGGATGTTTATACGTTCGATTCAATGTATGTTGGTCTAAGCCCAGATGAACTCTATGAGGCATTGGGTCATGGAACGCTTCGGGTAGCCGTTCATGCGTGGGATAAGCCTATAAATGGAATCTATACGCGTACGTTAAAAGCTCCAAATCATGCGGTTCAGCTCTTTAAGGGAACGTACGGAAAGAATTGGTTTATTAACGATCATTACGATCAGGGTGGAAATTCAATTAAGACACTTGCATGGGATTTTAAGTTTTGGGCGGCTCAACTTCATACCTTAACGATTACACCTATGTCGCAATTCAAAATAGCAAAACAGGAAAATGGAAAAGGATATGCTCTGCTTTGTGAGGCCCAAAACGAGGAAGAATTAAAGACGCTCTGTAAGGTCTTGGGCGTTGAACTTCCGATTATGGATGGAAAGATTGAATGGGATCTAGTGAAGCACGAGTCAACCTACAAAAACGTATGATCGAATCAATCACGCGCCATCTTTTTAAGGAAAACGTAAATGGGAAATATATTCCCGTTGGTGGGATGCTTCCAAATGGAGAAGATGAACGTGATTTTGAATACGGAATTTTTGGTGATCTATTCACATATCATCCAAAACATGATGAACGAATCATAAAAACATTCTCAACCAAAGATCAGTCTCCATATAACAACTGTGTCTTTCAGAGTTATGCCTGTTCACGAGAGCCGGATGAGGGTGTTGCCCTTTCTGCTCGATCAATCGTCAAATATTCGCGCTTGAAGGGATATATCAAAGAAAATGGATTCTCTAACCTTCGTTCAGCTCAGAAGGCGGGGGTGGATTTCGGCATTGCGGAAGAATCCTTATTGCCAGAGTCGCATATCCCTTGGCAGACATATTCCGCAGGCGGAAATGATGTCATTGTCACGGAAAATGCGGCGATTCATAAGGCAAAGAGCTTCTTTCGTGTTATTGGCCGTAATCAATGGCTAAAAGCCTTAGATGAAAACCACACGATCCATACGGGATTCACATGGAGGTCTTCATACAATCAGACCGGAGGATTCAAAGCCCCGTGGATTCTTCGTTGGGGGTATGGCGTCCCCGTTGGCGGTCACGCCGTCTGTTCAAAAGGCTATCGAAAAAAAGGTGATTTAATCGTCTTTCAGAACTCTTTTGGTAAGGACTGGGGTGATAAAGGTGATTTTTACGTTCCAACGGATAACCTTCGCAATATTGAAGGCTATGTTGCGCTTGATTTGGAGCCTTCAACGGTCGCACAACTGATTCAAAAGTACGAAGGGAGAGATGTGAAGACAAATGACAGTTCAGCAATCTACAGGATTAAAAATGGAAAAAAGTGTCCGTATCTGAACTCACAAACGTTTTTTATGTGTGGTGGGACGTTTGATCCTCCATCCTACCAGATTATTTCTGGAACGCTTCTGAGTAACGTTGAATTGGGCAATCCCATGCCGTGATATATGGATAAAAGAATCCTTGTCATCATTGCAATCCTTACGCTAATTGGCGGAGGTTTTTACTATCGAATACAGAAAAGCATTGGCGAAACATTTGGCGCGGGTTCAAAAATTTCAGACATGGAGAATGCAACAAGTGTTGCGTCAACGGCCATTCTTCCCATCGTTGATGAAGCTGGTGTCTCAAATAAAAAGATTACCGTTGCAAACCTTTTTGCGACGATGGCTTCTACGACCGGACTTACTGCTTTGAACGTGACATCTTCAACGGTCACAAATATCACATGGAATCATGCAACAGGAACGCATACGACATCTACAAATTTCTACGCAACAACACTTCTTTTTGCGAACGCAACAGGAACGAACATCTCAGCTACGACTGGCATTTATACGACGGTCTGTCTTACGGGAGATAGTTGTATTACGACTTGGCCTGCTAGCGGATCGTCGTTTATACCGCAACTAACCCAGGTTTTGAACGCCGGACGGTCAGCTACATCTACCCCTATATTTAATATGGG